TAGTTTTATTGCTCACTGGCATGAGCTTAGTGATTTAATTCTACCTAGACGATCTAGATTTTTTACAGATGATGTGAACAGAGGTGAGAGAAGAAACTTAGAAATAATAGATTCAACAGCTACCCTTGCTACGAGAACATTAAGATCAGGAATGATGTCTGGTATCACTAACCCTGCTCGGCCTTGGTTTCGTTTGACCTTTCCAGATAAAGAGATAGCTGAAGTTGATTCAGTTAAAAAATGGTTAGCTGATGTTGAGAAGGCTATGAACACGGCTTTTGTTCAGTCGAATTTATATAATGTATTACCAATTTTATATGGTGATATCGGGGTGTTCGGCTCCTCTGCAATGTTAGTAGATGAGGATGCTGATACGGGGATTAGATGTTATCCATTTCCGATTGGAAGTTTCTATATTGCTGAGAATGAAAAGGGGCAAGTAGATACTTTTGTTCGTGACTTTCAAATGACTGTTAGACAAATCGTAGACAAGTTTGGACGTGACAAAGAGAAGCCAGAAAAGATTGACTGGACCAATATATCTACTCACGTGAAACATCAGTGGGAGAATAGACAGCGTGAGAATTGGGTTGATTTGTTTCACGTGATTGAGCCAAACGATTTATACGACCCAACAAAGAACATGTCTAAGTATAAAAAATTTCAATCCACATATTATGAACAGGGTTTCACCAATCAAGCATCAGGTGGTAGCACGGGCTCATCCCTTGGTGGAGTAGACGGTGGTAAGATTCTAAGAACATCGGGCTATGATTATTTTCCAATAATGGCTCCACGTTGGGAAGTTGTTGCTGAGGATGTTTACGGAACAGATTGCCCTGGAATGACTGCATTAGGAGATATTAAACAACTCCAAATTGGTGAGAGACGATCAGCTCAAGCGGTTGATAAAATGGTCAACCCTCCAATGGTTGCTCCAGTATCTTTGAAAAATGCAAGAGCTTCAATACTTCCTGGAGATATTACCTACATTAATGATCGTGAAGTTGGATCAGCATTTAGAGCTGCTCATGAAGTTAACTTCAGGGTTGATTTACTTGAGGCTAAGCAACAGCAAATTAGAGAGAGAATCACTAGATCATTCTATGAAGATTTATTCTTAATGCTTGCCAATACAGACCGTAGACAAATCACAGCAAGAGAGATTGAGGAGAGACATGAGGAGAAGCTTTTAGCTTTGGGCCCTGTTCTTGAGCAGCTCAATCAGGATTTACTAGATCCACTTATTGACGTGACTTTTGCAATTTTAAACAAGCAAGAAAAAATTCCACCACCACCTGAGGTGATCGCAGGAAAAGATCTAAAAGTTGAATATATTTCTATTATGGCTCAGGCTCAAAAGCTAGTTGGCTTAGGAGGCATAGAACGCTTTACAGGCTATGTGTTCAACCTAGCTCAAGCTAATCCAGAGGTTTTAGATAAATTAAATTTAGATGAGGTTGTCGATTTATATGGGGAGCTTACATCAATCCCGACTGGAATAATTAGAGAGAATGGAGAAGTTGAAGAAATTAGAGCTCAAAGGCAACAGGCTCAAGCTCAGGCTCAGCAAGCTCAACAGCTACAAGCGGCCTCTCAAGGTGCCAAGACTTTATCCGAAACGAATACATCAGATCAATCTGCTTTAACTGATTTGTTGGCATCTGAAGGTGAGGGCTAGTTATGACTAAGCGTAAACTTTCTAGCAGAAATGCTGCAGACCCAAAGAAGTTAAAAGAACAAAAAATAGAAGAGAGTCACCTAGACAAACAAAAGATGGGTGACTGGAGACACGTACTAGCACAGCCTCAAGGTCGTAGGCTTTTATGGGGATTGCTTGAACACTGCAGCGTTTTTCAAAGCATCTGGTCGCCTAACTCTTCAATACATAAAAACGCTGGCAGGCAAGACGTTGGTCACTACATCATGGCCGAGATAGTTCGTTCTGACGAGGATGCGCTTTTCAACATGATGAAAGACAATAAAAAGTCATTTGAACAAGAATAAGGAGAGTCTTAAATGACAGAAAATTCTACGGTCGATCAGGGTAACACCGCAGGCCAAGAAACTAATGAGGGATCTGATAACCAAACTCAAGGGGAATCAATTGATGAAAAACTTTATGGAAAAGATGAGAGCAGCACTACGGAAAATACTCCAAGTGGTGATGAAGGTAATCAAACCAAACAAGTAAGTGATGATTCTAAGTCTGAGGATAAAACCGAGGATAAAGTTGAGACACCTTCAGATGATCAGGGTGAGGTTGATTATTCAGAGATAACAAAATTAGAAATGTCTTATCTAGAAAAAGAGGACATGCAAAAGGTAGTTGATTTTGCGAAGGATAAAAAACTTTCGGTTGAAGCTACCAAGGAAATCTTAAAACTACAAAACGATAAGCTTGAGAAGAATATCGCATCTTACGATAATCAAATCAAAGAGCGTGATCAAAAGTGGGTTAAAGAGATCCAAAACGACAAGGATTTTGGGGGAGATAGTTACAAAGAAACAGTTCAAGTGGCCCGTGATGTTATCAAGCAATACGGGGATGAGGGATTCATTAAAGATCTTGACGATTCTGGCTATGGTAATTCTCCAGGTCTTATAAGGCTCCTGTGTCGAATAGGAAAAGAATTTCAAAGTGACAAGTTAACTAAAGGGGAAATAAATCCTCACGCAGTTAAAGATGTTGCTGAAGTTTTTTATGGAAAATCTAACTAATAAAATAAGGATATTATAATGGCTACTTTAAGCTCAAACGCATTAACGCTCATTGACTGGGCAAAAAGAAAAGACCCTGATGGCAAGGTTCCAATGATTGCAGAATTGTTGAATCAAACAAATGAAATTCTAGACGATATGCTTTTCGTTGAGGGTAACCTACCAACAGGTCATAGAACTTCAGTACGTACTGGACTACCAACTGTTGCATGGAGATTGTTGAATCAAGGTGTTCAACCTAGTAAATCAACCACTGCTCAGATTGATGAAGGCACTGGAATGATGGAAGCATGGAGTGAAGTTGATAAAGACTTAGCTATGCTTAACGGTAATACTTCTCAATTCAGACTTTCGGAAGCTCAAGCTTTTATCGAAGCAATGAATCAAGAAATGGCATCAACATTATTCTATGGTAACTCATCGGTAGCACCTGAAGAGTTTACAGGTTTAAGTGTAAGATACTCAGACCTTTCAGCACCTAATGCTCAAAACATCGTTAACGGTGGTGGTACTGGTACTGATAACTCTTCAATCTGGTTAGTATGCTGGGGCCAAAACACAGTCCACGGAATTTTTCCAAATGGATCTAAAGCTGGTCTTTCTCACTATGACCACGGAGAAGTTACTGTTGAAACTACAAATGGAATCGCAGGCTCACGCTTGAGAGCATTCCAGGATCAATGGCAATGGAAAGTTGGAATGGCACTACGTGACTGGAGATATGCAGTACGTATAGCGAACATTGATGTTCCTGCTCTTAACACAACTAACAAAGCAGACATCCACAATCTTATGATCCGTGCGATGCATAGACTTCCAAACATGAATATGGGTAAATGCTGTTTTTACATGAACAGATCATTATTCCAATACTTGGATATCCAAAGACGTGAAGATGTTGGAGCAGCTGGTATGACTTACAAAGAAGTAGATGGAAAAATCATGTACGACTTTAGAGGGATTCCAATCAAAAAATGTGACGCACTTCTAGAAACGGAAGCAGTTGTCTCTTAATTAAACTTAATAATAGAAAGGTAATATTATGATTTTAGATGCTCAATTACAATTCTCTAACAAGCAAGCTCTAGCGGCTGGCCCTTCAGAGAATGTTGTAGATTTAGGCCTACCAAGAAACATTGGTGTAGGTGAGAATGTTTATTTGTTTATCGGTGTTAGTGCTCCAACAACTGGTGAGACTACAGTAACTGTAGAGGCATCAGCTGATGAGGCTTTTACAGCTCCAGTTGTAGCTCAAACTGTTGGTGTTATTCCAACGGGTGCTCCAGCTGGATCTAGATTAATTGCTAGATTACAACCAGATCAGATTGACTCACGCTTTATCCGTCTTGCTTACGCAGGTGGAACGGCTGGAGAAGTTACTGCAGCGGTTGTCTGTGATATCGATGCATACACTAACTATGAAGTTGGTTTTACTGTTAGCTAATAAAGGGAGTCATTTTTTATGAAAGTAAAAGCTAAGCAACGTGGCTATTATGCCAATGCAAGAGTTAAACAAGGTCAAGAGTTTTTTCTTCTTAAGAAAGAAGATTTTTCTAAGGTTTGGATGGAGCATCTTTCTGATGAGCCAAAGCCTCAAGTAAAAGAAAAACCTAAAGCAAAAGCTAAAAGCAAAGCAAAAGGTGACTCTGTTATTTAAGTAACATTAGAGGGGTTCGTTAATTCGGGCCTCTCTTTTACCAGAGGTTAAAATGTCATCAGAAACTGAAATTTGTAACATGGCTTTATCCCATATCGGGGTTGGCAAAGAGATAGCGAATCTAGACACAGAGAGAAGTCAAGAGGCCTCAGCTTGTAGAAGATACTACGAGAACCTAAGAGATAAAGTTCTTAGAGATTTTCGTTGGCCATTTGCTACAAAGTTTGTTGAGCTAGCATTAATAGAAGAAACTCCAACAATTGAATGGAGATTTTCTTATAGATATCCAACTGATTGCGTGAAGATGATCAGGATATTATCTGGAGGGAATCCGAGCGTAGCATCTACAAATGTAAATCTAATTTTTAGAAGCTCTCCAAATTCAATCACTGCTCTCACATCAAAAAACATTATCCAACAAGACAACTTCACATCATTAAATTTTACTCGAAATGATACTCGTCAATCGAGAGTTCCATATAGAATATTAAAAGACGATTCAGGGTTAATCCTATATACTGATATGATAAATGCTCAAGCAGAGTATATAGAGCGTGTTACTGATCCATCTTTTTATCCACCTGATTTTGAATTAGCGTTCTCATATTTATTGGCCGCTCATATTGCTCCAAGACTTACTGGGGGTGATCCATTTAAAATGAGAGGGGAAGCTCTACAGCTTTATCTAAACATTATTAACAAAGCAAAAGTTCACGCATTAAACGAACAGCAAGACGACATTAACCCTGATTCTGAAAGAATTTTAGCGAGGCAATAAACTATGATGAAATCAATGAAAAAATCCGAGAGTGACAAAAAAGATGAAAGCTATGGAGAAAGTATTCTCTTGAGATCTGATTACTTCTATGAGTTAAAGTTAAGACTTAATAAAGAGATTCTTAGTAAGCTTCAAATGGATGCTGAATATTTTCAGTTTAAATCTAAACATAAATTAATGGCCGAGGTTGAGGTCACTAAAGTTGAAAAGAATGATGAAAGTGAAACTGAAGTTTGCTTGCAGATTACTGATATGGATATTGTCACTGATAAAAAAGACCATGAAGAGACGGATAAAGTAACTGAAAAACTATATGGTGCGTAATGACTACTTTAATTCAAAGAAGCTTTTCAGGTGGGGAAATATCACCATCTCTTTATGCAAGGGCCGATATAAGTAAATATCAAACGGGCCTTAGAACTTGTCGCAATCTTTTTGTCATGAG